GCCGCCACCCTCGTCACCGTCAGGCTCACCGCCGCCACCGGCACCAAAGTCTTCACCGACGGGGCCTTGAGCGGCGTTGCGGGCGGCCCAGTTTTTCAAGTCTTCGGGATTCATCATCGGAGAGTCTCGCTTGTGAGAGGGGGAAAAGGGTTAGCGCTTCAAACCAGAGGCAGGCGCGGGGCCTGCCGGGGGATTCGACACGTTGATGTCGTACGTGGGGGCCGCGGGGAGGGTGCTGCCCTTGGCGGCCTGCTCGACGACGGCGTCATCGAAGTTGGCCTTGTTGTTCTTCTGCAAAGCGATCTCGCGTGGGCTGGGCATTACCGACCTCCGGTCAGGTTCTTAAAAGGCGTCGAGTCAACGACAGGGGCGCCGCTCTCGGTGGGGTCATCCGACAACCCGCCGGACTGGATGCGCTCCATGTCCGAGGCGAACGTGTTCTGCCTCATCGGGACATAGGGGCTCGTTGGATCGGAGGGGTGCCCGTCCAGGGTTTGCGATTGAGGAGGACCTTTAGATGCAGCCATGATGATTCACTCCTCCGCGATGTTCGCGACCAGATAGAGCAACAACGCCAGCTTATCAGGGTTTTTGATTGTTCCCAAGCGGCTCACCATATCGCTGCATTGAGCCATGTCCGGCTTCAAAGCAGAGAGCCCCTCGACCAGGGCCTCCAGCTTCGGGTTCTCCCCCAGCAAACTGACAACGGTATCCATCGACACCAGCGGCTCGGTCTGAGGGATGGCTTTGGACATCGCAAGCAACTGCCCATCATGGACCTCGTCCTCAAGACGACGTGATGCCCAATCGGCTAACGGCTCGTCTGTTGAGTTCCACACGGTGATTGAGGTTGCTCTGAGATTCAGGGCAGTGTCAAGCCCTGCGGCACTTCGGCAGTCACGTCACCAGGCCCATCATCATCGGGCCTTGTGACCGAGCTGTTCTGCCATGAGGGGGACCAAGGGATCACGACAGCACGATCATTGGGCCTGCCCGGAGGCATCATAAAAGGCGGATACCCCTTCTTTCCAGGGGGTGGCGTGTACACGAAGGGATCTCCCATGTCCCTCACTTGCCCATGCAGTCTCTTCGAGTCGTCGCCCGTTCGGTCGTCGAAAGTCTCGATGAGCTTGCGCTGGAGCTTGGGGATCTCTTCTTGAACCTTCCTCATCGTGGCGTACTGCGTGACCCCGTAACTGTGGCTGAGCTCCGTTCGAACTATGCGTTCGGCACGCCACCGCTGGGCAGCGAACACTCCGTCGGTACCCACCACGCGGTCGATGGCCTCGTCGACACCCTCGCCCGAGATGATGGACTTAGCCATCTGCATCTTGACCTGCTCGACCACGGGCTTGGTGTAGTAGGCCTCGGACTTTTTATATCGATTCAGCAGCGCGGGGTGAACGTCTTTATAGACGCCGCGAAGGACTGCAGCCTGCTCGACCTGTAACACGGGTGCGTGTCCGACGAACTGCTTTTCCAGGGCTTTTACCGAATAAACCGTGTGATGCGCACCCAGAGCACTGGCCTGTGCCCCGGTGGAATCGAGGTGCCCGACGAGCTTATTCCCGAACTGCTGGATGCCTGCTTTGAGCTGGAGCATGACAAGGCGGGCGTGATAGGCGCTGAAGGACTCGCCCATGCCCCGCTTGACGAGGGCACGCAGCTTGGCCTCCATCTCGGCGCGCACCTCCTCGTACATGGGGGCCATCTTTCGGATCCCCCTAAGCTCAATGATGCCCTTGATCTGGGCACGCTGCAGCTTCAGGACCTTGTCGAGTGCGGTCACGGTTTCAGCTCTGGCGGCTTCTTTCCGTCTTCGATGGCGTTCTCACGCTTTATGCGCGCGATGTCGCTATCGCCAATCAACACCAGGGGGAGGGGAAGTACCCCGCGAGCGAAATGAATCTTCGTGATCTTCTTTTCATCGCCCGGTTTCACCCTTTCAAAACGATGAACTTCTACATACGCCTCGCCCAACGGGCTGCGCACCCAGAAATCAGGCGTGTACAATCTGCCGTCGCCGAGATCGAATTGCTGCGGCTCGTATTTCCAGGCGCACCCGAGCACATCCAGTCTTTCGGCAAACGCCACTTCCCACGTCGAGCGCATTTTCACGCCACCGTATTTTACCCAAACGATCGGCCGCACGGCCCCCCGCTTTTTCATCGCCTCCTTAAACACCGGACCGCGAACGAACTGACGCATGCGGTCTCGGCGCGCCTCATCCGACCAAATTCGGCGCGCCACCGCCGACCTAAGCTTTTGGTACTCGGGCGTGCGCACGCTCGCCAGGTGCCTGTCGCGGTGCTCCGGGTTCTTCCACGAGCGCTGCGATCTTGTCCTTTGAGCATCTCGCGCCCCTGGTACTGCCCACTGGCTTTTGGCGCTTTCCGAATACGCCTTCGAGGCACCCGCTTTAGAGCACGCGGGGGAGCAGTATTTTGTGACTCCTAATCGACTGGGAAACACCCGAAACTCCGCAGCGCATTCAGAGCACGCCGCATAAACAACAGGCTTTAAAGCCCCCCCGCGCTTCCCCGCGTGGCAACAAGACGGAGAGCAATACCGATAGACGTGCGAGGGCCCTCTCTTCTGCGCGACCTTCCCGCCGCAAGATACGCAAGCCGTGTAGATCATTTGGTCATCGGCGGGGGAGATTTATCGGCATCCAGGGCGTCTTCTCGCGCATGGCAGAGGTCATGGTGGCGTGCACACAAGACGTGAAGGCTGTCGAGGTCATCGCCTTTGGGCTTCTTGGCCTGGGCCTTGAGCCACTTGTCGGCCTCGGGATCTTCGGCAATCTCTTTCTTGTGTCCGGCGATGTGGTCGAGGTCGAGGTTTTCCTTCGGGGCCTTGCAGCCGGGGATCTGACAGGTCCACTTGTCCCGCTGGAACACGGCGAGGGCCAGCTTAGGGTCGAGACCTCCCTTGCCGTTGTTCTTGAGGGTGGCCCCTGCGGCCTTGGCCTCGGCTTGAATCTGCCCGACGGTGTCGAGCTTCTCGGCCAGGCGAAAGGCCGTGTTCTTGAGGTGCCTGGCTGCCCAGGGAGGAAGTACGCGCGGCATGGGTTAGCTCCCGGCTAAAGGGGCAATCTTAACCGCCGGACGATGCGCGGCCGACGTGAAGGCCCTTGGAGAAGGCTGGTTCATCGACTGTGAGAACAAAGCATCACCGCGAAGCGCCTCGAGCGTCTCGGGGCTGGGTTGCCCATTCATCGAGTCGTAGCCGCTGTCCGCCACCAGCTCGGGGACGTTCGCCAGCATGGCCGCATAGGTGTCGACGTTCCCAGGCTTCACCAGTTCGCAGGAAGTGAACTCCTTAGGAGCTGCGGCCACTCGACGCATGGGCTGAGGATACGCGGCGGGTGCGGCGACCTGAGCCTGTCCTTGCCCCAGGGGAACTAGGACAAACCCATACTGGGGGTTCGGGACGTACCCGTACCCGGGGGGCGGCGGCGGGAGCTCGCCCGGGGAATTAACTGGTGGGGCCTGAACCGCGGCGCGCGGCTGGGGAGCGGGGGCCTTCGAGGGGCCGCGCCCGGTGTGACGTGAAGCCCAGTCTTTAAAGTCCATTGAGGGTTCCTCCGGTGATGGTGGTGACGAGCGCTTGCCAGTCTGGGGGTTCGGCCAGGTTGTCCACGTAGACGTCGGCCACGGGCTTCCCGGGGGCCTGCCAAACGACATCAAAGAGGCTCCACAACTGCGCGGCTTTCAGGGCCGTGCGCATCTCGTTGAACCAGGCCCACTGGGTTTCGACCCGCGCGGGGACGGCCCCGTAGGACCAGAACCGCTGTTCCTCGTCGAGGAGCTGGGGCGAGTCGTCGCAGGGGTTGCATCGACATGACCACAGGATCAGCCGACACCCGGCCGTGTGGAGGGCCTTGATGGCGGCGACCGCGGCGGGCTTGGGCACGCCGTTCGAGGCGATGGTGCCGTCGAAGTCTATGGCGAGCGTGGACATCACAGCGGTGCGTCCATGCCCCCGAAGCCGCCCCCGGTCATGCTGTCCATCTCGGCCTTCTGCTGCTCGGCGATCCTGGCTTCCATCCCGGCGACGTCGCGCACGTCGAACACGGGGGCCGCGCTCTTAACGGCGGTCTCCTGGTCGATGAGGCCCCCGGCCTTGGCCGCGACGATGTTGCCGATTACCTTCTGGTCGTCGTCGACGGTGGGCTGGAAGTACGGCCCCCATTGAAGCGCCAGATACCCACCGGGCCCGAGGGTCTGCTGGCCCATGGTACCGTCGGGGAGCTTGCGAGGCGGGAGCTTGAAGGCGTTCTTCAGGACGCGGGGGGCCCCCGTCGCTGCGTCGGGTTCCAGGGGAAACTCTTGGCCTAGGAGATGACGGGCCATCTTCTCGACGATGAGCAGCAACGGAATCATGCCGAGGTCGCCGTATTGGGCTCGCAGGTCGTCGGACTTCTCGAGCATGGGTGCATAGATGTATTCGATGGCCTTGGCCGACTGGGCGGCCCCCGAGATGGTTTGGGGGTCGACCATCACGCACCGAACGACGTCGAGGGTGTTCTGCTTCAACCGGTCGAAAAACTCCTGCCCGGCCTTGACGCCAGAGCCCGTGATCTCGAGAAAGTTGGCGGTGCCACCGGGGCCTACGTTAAGGGCGCCCGCGCTACCGGTGCGCACGCTGCCGCCTTGGGAGGCCATGACCTTGGGATCCACGCCCAGCACCAGCGTGGGGTCCAGGTTCGCCAGGATGGCCTGGTTGATCTGACTGATGATGCGGTCCATCGTGTCGAAGTTCTGCCAGGACCCGTGGCAGTCCGGGTGACCGTCTTCGCTCTCGGTGACGGGGAGGTTCTGAATCCAAACCCCGGGAAAGAACCCGAGGTTGTGTTCGACTTGGTCTTCGACCTCCCACTCGAACGAGGCATCGTCTGTGAGCTGCACGGGCTTGTAGACGATGTCGTGCTCGGAGGTGATGATGCGGCGGTAGAGGAAGTCCACGATCTCGGTGCCGTCGACGTTGCCCTGCTTATCGTAGTGGTCGACCTCGACGGGGTACCGATATGACTTCAGCACCGCGGCGGGCGTGAAGGTGCGGCGGTCCTTCCACATGATCTGAAGGTGCTTGGGGTTATGGACCTCAAGGCTGAATTTCCCTTCGCGAACGTGGGCCGTGACCAGGACGGAGCCGCAGGACCCGCCGATGGTGCGGGCCTCGCGCATCTTGGCGGTGAAGCGCATCTGCTCCATAGCGGCAAGCAAGAACTGCTCGGTGTCGGGGTCACCCTCGACCGTGAGCTTGGGCTTGCGCGTCTCCCCGAACAGGAGGCCCGTGAACCTATCGACGACGGCCTTGCACAGGTGGTACGGGGCGGTGGGACGTTTGCCACGCACGCTCATGGACATGGCGGGCTGGGTAAACCCGTTGGGTACTAAGATCTCAGGGGACACCGTTTCGAGGTTGTCCGCATTCATCCCCCACCAGTCGAGCTTCAGGTGGTTGTACTGGGTCGTGTCATAGAACGCCTGGTAGCGTTCGATTTGCTTGAAGCGCCTCGTCTCCCCAAGGACGGCGTTCGACTGCAGCACCTCGACGAGTTGGAAGTTCCGCTTGATGGGCGTTGTGGGGGCTGCCCCGCCGACGAGAGTGCTCATGGCCTAAACAGTACCATCCCCGGGCGTGCGGGTGAGAGCCCGCGACATGCGCAGCAGCAACCAAGCCAGACAACGGTCATACCAAGACAGCCGCACCGCAGGATAGATGGGCCTGTCTGAGGGACCCTTCAAAGCACCGTCGGGGGTCGTCGTTGGGTAGGCGAAGCTCACCGTGACCGGCGGGCGTGCTTGGCTTTCTGTTTTTGGATCCATTTCCAAAGGTCCTCCGGGGTCTCGAACCAGGCCAGCACGTCTTCGGTCGTGAAGGCCTTGCGCAGGTAGTTGTTCCGCCAAAGGCCACGGGTCTGCTTGCGGCCGTCTTGCAAGGTAGGCAACGCATTCGGGGGCCAGTACGTGAAGCCCCCGTTGCCGAGGGCCTGGCGGTAGTCGGCAATCTTACGCCCTCGCACGGCCTCGGCCACGGCGTCCTGGTGCTGCTTGGGGTCGAAGATCGGCTGCGGGGCCGTGAGGTCTTGGCCCTGCCTTACGCGCTCGATGGTGCGGGCGAACTCGGCGGCGTCGAAAACCTTCGAGGGCTCGGGCATGACTTAGGCCCAACCCCAGTCGTCGGCCAGCATGTCGGTCTGGCTGGCCAACCAAGGGACGAAGGATCCGTCTACCGTTCGCATGATGAGGTACGGGAGGAACTTGCAGACGGTGCCCTCGGGCATGCTTGTCGCCTTCGCGGTGTTCGCGTTGATGGGGATCCCCCCGGGATAGCCCGCCTGGTAGGCCAGCCACATATTTTTCCCGTTCCACCCCTTGCGGGAAACCTGACGACCGAGCTTGAGTTGGTTCAGAGCCCAACCGAAGTCGTACACGTATTCGTTGTCGCCCATCAGATCTTGCTCCTGTCGACGGTGGGGCCTTCCATCTCGCGACGGCGGGCCATGATCTCGGGCTCGGTTGAAACGCCAGGGGGAACGGCGAACATCACGCGGTACCCCGTAAGGGCCCTCACGTCGGCGTGGTACTGGGCGGCCGATGGGTCGGAGGCCTCCACGGTCACGCGCTTGAAGTCCCCGGGCTTGGCGGCCAAGTCATTGACGTCGGCCTTGATGAGAACGACGTCGAACATCTCACTGTGCTCGGGGAAGTTGGTCGGGGTTTCTTTGGTTGTCATGGTGATTCCTTTACAGCGACCTGGCCGGTGAACGCTTCCCAACGAGCAAGGGCCGCGTCAACATAGGTGGGATTTAACTCCATCGCAAAGCAACGACGATCCAGCTTTTCAGCAGCGATGATCTGCGACCCAGACCCAGAGAAGGGTTCGTAGCAAATATCACCCAGGCGGGTGTGGTTGACCATCGCCCGCGTGAACACCTCGACGGGCTTTTGCGTTGGGTGCACACGCTGCCCGTTCGAAACCTCGTGCGTGATATTCCAGACTGTTCCCTGGTTTCGCTCCCCGTAAAACGGCGGGCGCTCCCCCTTGATCCAACCATAAAGGCAGGGCTCGTGCTGCCAATGGTAGTCCGAGGCTCCAAAGATGATCGAGGGCTTCGCCCAGATAATCTGGTTGTGGATCAACATCCCGACATCCAGACACGCCTTAATGAACACGGGAGCCTGAGCAGATGAATGCCAAATGTAGATGGCCGCCTTTTGAGCCAGGGCATAGGCCAATGCCGTCGTCAGGAACCCCGCGAGCATCCGGTCAAGCTCAACCACGTCACGCCCGTCACCCGCGATCAAATCCCATTTACCTTCCGTCCCTTTAAGATCGGACCGCACGGTGTCTGTGTACGCCACACCATAGGGTGGATCGGTGGCCATCAGCAACGCAGTCTTCCCACCCATAAGCCGCGTAACATCAGCATGGTTCGTCGAATCACCACACAGGATTCGATGCTTGCCCAGAACCCACAGGTCGCCTACCTGAGACCTTGGCGTCACATTATCTGGTACTTCGTCAGCCCCCACAGGGGGTGCGGAAACATCACCAAGCCCCTTCAACATTGTGGTCAGGTCCTCTGGCATGTAACCCAGCCCTACAAACCCGTCGGCCACAGTCGACAGGTCCTTCAGCATTTCGGAGAGCATCTTGTCGTCCCAGCCGCCGATCTCGGAGATTCGGTTGTCGGCAATGAGGAACGCCTCGGCCTCTGCATCAGAGGCGAAAGACACGCCCCGAGTTACAGGTACAAGCCATTCGCCGTCGGGGGCGACAGTTATTCTGTCGGGAGCTGCCTTGCCGTCGGCCTTCATCTTCGCCAGCGTCTCCAGGCGCCCGTGCCCTGCCACAAGACGCCCGGTGGCCTCATTCAGGGTCAAGGGCTGCACGAAGCCGAATCGCCCAATGCTCTCGTCAAGCTTGTCGATCCTGTGTGTCTTCGGGTTCCTGGGAGCCTTCAAGATCGCCGTCAGCGGTGTGTACTCAATGCGAATGGATGACATCTAAGACTCCGATCTCTTTTGAAGAGATGCTTGAACGCGCGCCTCAAGTATCGAGGCCAGCCCGCGATCGATCTCTTGAAGCGTGTGGGCCGTGGGGGTGACTTGACCCGCCTCTATTCTCGTCAGCTCACGGGTGCTGATGCCCGAGCGCAGCGCAAGCTCATCCCGCGAGACGCGGAAGAACGCACGCATGACCCGAAGTAACCTCACGTCCCGAAAGTGACATGTCTACCGGGGGCCTGTCAACGTACATTGATGTTGGCGAAGGACGGTCCCGTGTTGCTCGCCTGAGCAGCCCCGCCCCAACGGGACATCGCCTCGCGGCAGAACCACATTGCCATGACGGTGTCGGCCTGCCCGCTCATGGGGTAGTTGTTGACCTCGGTGGTCCAGACGCACCAGCCGCACTGACAGGTCGGGGGGTGGCCCTCGAACTCGTCGGCGGGGATGACCCAGGCCTTGTTGGCGAACTCGACTTCTAGGCTGGGCAGGCCGACGTCGACCTTGTGCTTGTTGGCCCCGGTGGTGAAGCTTTCGATCTTGTACCAGAACGAGGCATCGACGCCGCCGACGTTCCGAATCCAGTCGATGATGGACTGCTGGTATCCGTTGTTCTCGACCATGATGTGCCGCACGTTCGGGTAGCTGGCGTGCATCTGGGCCAGGTTCCGGGCGGTCTCGGGGCTGGTCCAGGCACCCCTTCGGATCTCCAGAGGGTAGCGGCGCTGGGTCGTGGGGTCGATAGACGCGGCAAAGATGACGTTACCGGCCCGCGTGGCCCCTGCCAAGTCGACACCCATGAACGTGGGCCAGCCGCTGCGCTGGATATTCCCCAGGGCCACGCCGTGGCTGTAGCAGTTCTTGAAGCTCGGGAACAGCCGCTCCTCGTCCGTGAAGGCGCGCATCTGGAACCCACGGGCAAAGCTGCGGGGGTTCTCCTGCTGCTCCCTGCGAAGGCGGTCGGCGGGCCAATGCTCCCAAGGAGCCAGGGCAGGCAGCCGGTGCGTGTGGTTCATTCCGTCAGTGTAACAACTGTCGTGACCGATGCCCGGAACTGCAGGAGCAACGCATCGATGAAGGGCTTCCCGTCTTTGGGAGCCACGACACCTCCTGCAGCCATGCTGTAAATCCCGTCATCCATGTCAGCGGAGAACTCAGGGTCATTGTAGGTCGCTTCGACCGTTCCGTCCTTCAGCAGCTCGAAGGAAGCCAGGCACTCGGGGGACTCGCCAACGGTCATCACGTTGTAGGTCATTTAGTTCTTACCGTCCCTTCTTCAGAATCTGACCCGCTCCAGGGAACAAGTTTTGAGTATGGAATGTCTTTAGGGCGCGGGCTCCAGCTTGGCGCCACTTCTGCCATCACGGCTTGCACCGTGCGCTGCGTGTCCTTGCCCAAGTCCAGCTCGGGGGACTCGTGAGAGAACTTGAAGCTGCCCTCTTCGCCGTGAAACTCGACCATGCGGGGGTTGGCCTTAAGGGCCTCCAGACGAACGATGACCCCGTGGATCGCTTCGGGCTCCAGGCCGTGAGCCTTGAGGGTACTGGCAATCTGGTGGGTGTCCGCATGCTCGATCATCTTGGATACCTCCGGGTGTAGCGGGCCCTCGACGTGGCGGTCCACACGGGGCAACTTCGCCATATGGGAGGGGACGATGGAGGTGGGGAACGCCAACCCGTGGTCTATGAGCAGGGGCGTGCGGGTCTTACCCTCGTAACTGGGCATCCAGTTCCGGCTGTGCCGATCGGTGTTGCCGATAATGAGATCGAAGGCGCGCATCTTTTGGAACCCGACGGGGTCGTCTTGGATTCCCTCCTGGGCTCTCGCGTGGGCGTTCGCGGTCAAGGTCTTCTCCACGTCCGCGGGCTTCACACCGAATTTAGCCGCGTTGGCGTTGTAGCGTTCCTGTAGGGCCGCCGTTAATTCCTTCGGTAATCCCTTCGGCTGGTGGGCCGCCTGGACCGAGCCAATGCCTTCGGGGAGGTCCTCGCGCACCACGGTCGGGGGCACCATGTGCCCGAGGCCGAGGACTTGGGAAAGGGCGTAGGCAGCGACCTCCCGCTTGTAGCTGGTACCCGGGGTCACGTCAGGACGCATACGCGGCTCCCCCGTGGCAGGCTTGTAGTAGGCCTGAGAGCCGTCAGGGAAGTGTAACCGTTGGGTAACGGACACCCCCTTCTCCCCTTCCTTAAGGGGCTCGGCCTTTACGGGGGCCACGAACTCTAGCTTCGCGATTCCTTTGTCGATGACGTGGTCGGAGTCCTTCACATCCTCCTCACTCACCCAGTAGTGCCACTGATGGGACTTGTCCCCTATCTTGCGCTCGCGCTCGACCAGCACGAGGTTCTCACGCCCTGCCATGCGTGCGACCCCCGGCATTGTCACGCTAGGCACGTCGCCAGGTGTGGTGGTCTCGACGACAGAGCGCACAGGCTCTGCATGCACGTGAACCGCGGCCCCTATACGCACGAGGCGTGACTCGACGACAACCCAGTTCATTCCTCGGAACACCGCCGCAAGGTACAGGTCTTTGCGAGTGCCATAGTCCGCGGCGTAGGCGTGCTCCCAGCAGTCGATGGCCAGCAACACTGGGCACCCCGCCATGACGCCGTCGGCATGCTTCTCGACGAGGTTCACCCGAGGGCGCCGTTCGACAAGATCCCAAACCACCAGCACCCACCCATCGGTCGAACCGCAGGCCGCCCTTAGGTCCCGCGTGAAGTTCTCCCAAGACCCCCAGGACCTCTCGACCGCTTGAAGAAATACAGGCAAGGGGTGGCCGGGCACCGACGTGAACTGCTCGAAGTAGAACTCGTGCAGGGTCACGGCATTGTAGGCGCTGGGCTCAGACCGCAGGAGCTCGCCGTGCTCGGCCCACCCCATGCCTGAAAAAGGTTGCACCGCGCGGGGCATCCCGAGCCGATCGGCCACGGTCCCCCGCAGCGTCGTGTACGGGTCGGGCCTGCCTTGATAAATGTTCGTGGCGGCCTTGCCCCCGAGGGACTGCATGATGATGTCGACCGCTTCGAGCTTGGCCAGGGCCTCGGGCCACGCCGCATACTCGGCACGCCAGTCAGGGGCCCCGCTATCGAGCCACCTCCCGAAGGCCTCGGCCCAGGCCTCCTCGGGGTGCTTCTGGGCGTAGTGAGCGGGGGCATAGGTCAGGTATTCGACGAAGCCCCGGCTGCTGGTGTTGGGCTCTAGGGTGTCGTCGCGCTGGGGGTATGGGATCGTCGGATCTCCGAACGCCGCCAACCACAGCGGGTTCGCGCCCAATTCGTACCCGAAGAACACCGCGTGACCCAGCTCATGACGAAGGCAGCGCAGCACCTGGTCAAAGGCATAGGCGAACTCCTGGGTCCGCGAGGCCAGGCGCCACAGTTCGGCCGTGGCCAGGAACCAGGGGACGTTGATTCTGACGCTCTTGTCCGAGGTCCAGAAGTCTTCCGTCCCCAGGTACCAGGTGGGCCAGAACGCAGGGGCAGGGGTCTTGTACGTGAACTCGAGCTGTACCAGGGCCAGGGCGTCTTTCAGCGGCCCCACCGCGGGGGCGATCGAAAGCTCCAGGTGCCTGACGGGGAACGCCAGCAGGGTGCTGGTTGCGGGCCCCCTGGCGGGTTCGGCCGTCAGGGGGTAGGAAGTCTGAATGGCGTTCAGACGGTCGACCGCACGTCCGTAAAGGGACAAGTGCTGGTCGAGCATGCGGTCACTGATTCCCGTCAGCGCCCCTCGTAGGTAGGAGAAGTCCCTTGCGATTCTCACAGCGAGCAGGCTATCAGACTTTGGAGGGCTTGGGCCACAGGATGCGTCGGGTACGACTACCGCTGGCCTGGCTCATGCGGGCCTCGCCACGGCTTAGGAACAGGACCTCACCGTCGGGGGCCTCGGCAATCTGATAGCCGCCTTGGGCGATCTCGAAGGGCTCCAGCTCGTGCGTGTCCAGGTACGTCGTGCGGCCGTCGTGGGGCTTCAAGATGGGGAGGCCGAACCACTTAGGCAGCACGAAGTCACTCACGGGGATGATGCGGGTCTGCCCGAGCAGCTCGACCTCAATGCCGTATTCGTCTCGCTGAACCGGGTCACCAAGTTCGACGTAGTACGTGCGTCCCTTGGGCCCGTCGACCTTGCGGTCGAGCCTGGGGTTGCCGAACATCTCAAGGGCCTCATGCGACAGGGTCACGCTCGGGTGCTTCGACTGGCTCATGTCCACGAGACCGAAAACCCGCGACCCGAGCTGCGAATGATAGCCCGCGCTGTCGGCGTTGCCGTCGTCGTCGACGATGCCCAGGATGGCGGCCTGGTCCGCAGGGATACGCTCGGCGTGGCCATAGAAGGCCATGCCGGGGGTAACGCCCCAAAGCGGGGCCACATGCTCGCGGAGCTGCTTGGCAACGGCCGCAACCCACCACGCCACCTCATCGTCTTTGGCGACGGTCGAGTGGTTATAAACGGCGATGTGCGTGATGGGTTGGTCGGTCACTTGAACGTGTAGCCCTTCTCGGACAGGAACATCTTCGCGTGGGAGGCCGCCGCGCTGCTGACGGTGTCGGCCTTGTTGGCATCGGCAGCCTCGCCGAACTGCTTACCCGAGGACTTAACAACACACGCGATCACGTCCTCGGTGATGCCGACGGCGGGGTTGATGAGGCCGATGAGGCAGCCAGTCCAGCCGCCCACCCCCACGAGGCAATCATTGATCTTGGGAATGAGGGGGATCCCAAAGTCGCGTACGGCCTGGGTCGAGCAGTCGATGATGCCGGGGTGTCCGGGGCCAGGCATCGGCTGGGGACAGCCCGCCACCGCACTGAGTCCAAGAAGAACGGCAAGGATCCGACGGATGATGTTGTTCATCCCGAAAGCCTACCACGAACCTAAGACGGCTTGTCGTCCGTGGCGGGGATGCCGATGGTGGCAGCCATCAACACGCGCATCTCGAAGGGGACCTCGCGGGCGTCATAGACCACCGAGAAGCCGTGCTCGCTGCAGAACGTGATCGTCATGTGCTTCACGGGCGCCCCCTCGGTGGCCACGTTCAGGTAGTCGGGCAAGGCGCTGAGAAAGCTGCGGAGCTTCTCGCGGCGCGATCGTTCGGCGTCGTCCTTCATCAAAGTCCCTCTAGGGTAGCAAGTAAGATCTGTTCAATGGATTCGAGGTCGTCCTGCTCGGCCGCGATAACCACCGCGGTGGTCATGTCGTCGTCGGGGGACTTTAGCTGAAGCTGCTCGATGGCGTTGGTGGCCCGCTCGTCTAGCTCACTCGGGGGCAGCTTCCGGTTGCTCATCTCGCGACGCAGGTACCAGAGCGCCTTCTCGATGTCCTGACGGCTGGTGCCCTTGCTGCCGTGGCGCCAGACGTACTTGATGACGTTGGCGAGGTTGAACTGAAACCCCTCGACGACATCAATGCACTCGACGCCACTGATGTGGCCCGTGTAATGTCGGGGGTGATGAACGGGGTCGCTCATCACTTCCATCCCGGCAGGGCGTAGTTTCTGATAACGTTGGGGGAACGGGTCACGGCCTCGGAAACTTCTATCCGGTAGAGCTGCTGCTCTTTGGGGTTGGGAACCGTGTGCCTGCACATCTGCCAGGCAGAGGTCACGTTGCCCGAGGAGCAAGCCATGACTTGCGCCCCCCACAAGATTCGGATCAACGGCAACGTCACCGAGCTCTCCGCACGCCAGCGGATGATGACGTCGGTCGGTATGGCGCTCCCCGTTCGCGGAGCCCAAGCCACCTCGGTCTCAACGCCGCTCAGCATGTAATTCCCCCCGATCAAGAACATCACGGTGGCCACAGG